TGTTACGTTGACCCAAGGCACCGGGGCTAACGTTGTCATTCCTAACGGCGGTATCCGCATGGTCGTAACCGATGGAGCCGGATCAGGGGCTGCGATTACGGACGTACTCGATGTCTTAGGTGGCACCGGCAATATTGCCCTTGGTTCAGGAGCTATGGGAACGGCCCTCACCACCGGCACGGATAACGTGGCTATCGGTGAGAACGCGCTGGATGCAGTGACGACGGGCGCACGTAATACAGCGGTTGGAGACAATGCCGCAGGTGCTATCACCACTGGCGCTGACAATATCGCGGTAGGTCCGAATGCTTTACTTGTAGGGACTACAGGAACTTATAACGTGGCTGTAGGTCGTAGTGCGCTGGTGGCTGCTACGACAGGCTCATATAACATCGCCATAGGCGGTTTAACTTTAGATGCCCTGACAACGGCAGAGAATAATATAGCCATTGGTCATCAGGCTTTAACAGCTAATACTAGCGGAACTGATAATGTTGCAGTTGGAGCCAACGCCCTAGACGCCAACACCACGGGTAATGACAACACTGCCATTGGTGACAATGCGTTGGGAGCAAACACGACGGCAGCGGGCAATGTTGCTGTGGGCAGTGCTGCGCTACTCGTTAACACGACAGGCGCTGGTAATACTGCTGTAGGAGCCTATGCTCTTGATGCTAATACCACTGCTTCAAATACCACAGCGATTGGTAACGAGGCTTTAAGCGCGAATACAACAGGTGCTGATAATACTGCCATAGGTAAACGTGCGCTGGACGCGAATACCACGGGAGGCTATCTCGTTGCGATTGGGGTGGATGCGCTTGGTGCAAATACCACGGCTAGTCACAATATTGGAATAGGTAACAGTGCACTAGGGGCAAACACTACCGGGGCTTACAACATTGCCATTGGCAGGCTTGCTTTAGATGCCAATACCACGGCTTCTAATAACATTGCTGTTGGCTATGCGGCGCTTGGGGCCAACACCACCGGAACCTCTAACACCGCTGTGGGTTATGCGGCACTAAATCTTAATGCAACAAACGATAACAACACCGCTGTTGGATACAATGCTTTAGAAAACAACGTCGCTGATAGCAACACGGGCGTTGGTTATTCTGCTCTGGGAGCCAATACCACGGGTGAAAATAATGTCGCCATTGGCGTTAATTCCTTAGACGCAAACACCACGGCTGATTACAACGTTGCTATAGGTAGAAATGCACTGCTTGTCAACACCACAGGCACAGAAAACGTTGCTGTGGGCTATGCCGCTTTAGATGCTATTACAACATCCTCATACAATGTTGCTGTGGGTAATAATGCATTAGGTGATAATACATCGGGTTCACGGGGTACGGCTTTGGGTCGTGCTTCTTTATATAGAAACACTACAGGACATGATAATACGGCTGTTGGTTATACGGCTTTATATTCAAACACCACAGGCCTATCCAATACTGCTGTAGGTTCTTATGCTTTAGACGCTAATACGACAGCAGATCAAAATACTGGGATTGGTTATAACGCGCTTACTGCTACCACGACAGGTGGTGCAAATACGGTTATAGGCAGCTATGGTATGCAAGCAAATACCACTGGCGCGAGTAACACGGCGGTAGGTTATTTAGTCTTAGATGCCAACACCACAGGTGACTTCAATGTGGCTGTTGGTAGAAATGCGTTGGGTGCAAATACAACAGCCGATAACAATGTTGCAGTTGGTAAAGATGCCATGCTTGTCAACACCACAGGCGATAAAAATGTTGGTGTAGGTGCTTATGCTTTAGACGCCAACACCACAGGCGGATCGAATACTGCACTTGGATATGATGCCCTCGGAGCTAATACCACAGCTTCCAATAATGTCGCTGTCGGTACTTATGCTTTAGACGCTAATACCACAGGTGCTCAAAATACTGCACTTGGACGTGGTGCTCTTGGAGGTAATACCACAGCCGATGATAATACGGGTGTTGGTTATAAAGCTCTGGAAGCCAACACCACAGGAGGATACAACGTAGCTGTTGGGTCATTGGCCTTAGACGCTAATACCACTGGCGCATCTAATGTGGCTATTGGTTATCACGCGGCTAGTGTTATGACAACGGGCGATCAAAATACAATCATAGGCCGTAATGCTGGCGATGCTATAACAACAGCAGACGACAATACGGCACTTGGATATAGCGCTCTTGGTACAACCTCTACGGGTGCAAGTAATACTGCTGTTGGAGCGCAGGCTTTATTTGCCAATACAACTGCTTCTAATAATACGGGCGTAGGATTCCAAGCTTTATATGCCAACAGCACAGGCACACAGAATGTCGCTGTTGGTGCTTATGCACTAGATGCTAATACCACTGCAAATAATAATACTGTTATTGGTTACTACGCCATGACTACTAACACTACGGGCACACAGAATGTTGCTGTTGGTAAAGATGCTTTATATGCCAATACGACCGCAAGTAATAACGTGGCTGTTGGAATGGACGCCTTAACAACCAACACCACAGGCGCATCCAATACCGCTGTGGGAACGTCAGCTTTAGCGGCCAATACCACGGCTTCTAATAACACCGCTGTTGGTTCTAGTGCTTTAGATGCCAATAGCACAGGGGCAAATAATACCGCTTTCGGAGAGGGTGCTCTTGGTGGCAACACTACCGCGAGTTACAACACTGCCGTGGGTCAGGGTGCGATGTATGTCAATAGTACTGGCGCATATAACGTCGCGGTAGGAAACAATGCTTTAGATGCGAATACCACTGCAAGCTACAACACAGCCATTGGTTATGGTGCTTCTGGAACAAGCACCACAGGACAAAGAAATACCGCTGTTGGCTATAACGCATTGACAGCAGCAACGACAGGATCAGATAACGCTATATTGGGTTATCTGGCCGGAACAGCAGTTACTACGGGAATTGAAAACACCCTGATAGGTTATTATGCGGGGGCCTCAAGCACCACTACCAACTATAATACTGCCGTTGGTTCTGGAGCATTACAAAGCAATACGGCAGCGGGTAATGTTGCCGTTGGTAGATCAGCTTTGTATGCAAATACCACTGGCGTAGACAATACTGCCGTGGGTTTTGCCGCCCTAGACGCCAATACCACTGGGGGAGTCAACACCGCTATTGGTGACAATGCGCTGGGTGCTAATACTACGGCCTCGAATAATACGGCCATCGGTGGTAGTGCGCTGCTGGTTAACTCAACAGGCGCATATAACACTGCTGTAGGAAGTGTTTCCTTATATGCAAATACGACAGCCTCTTTTAACACGGGTGTTGGTTATAGTGCTCTTAGTGCCAACACCACTGGAGCCAGCAATACGGCCCTTGGTAAAGATGCGCTTGAGGCTAACACCACGGCATCTAATAATACGGCTATTGGTGCTTATGCTTTAGAGGCCAACACCACAGGCGCAAACAACGTTGCTATGGGTACGAATGCTTTAGATGCTAATACCACAGCATCTAACAATACCGCCATAGGCTATGCTGCAATGGGGGCTAATACTGTAGGTACGGCCAATGTCGCTTTAGGGCATGAGGCTCTGACTACTAATATTGATGGTAGCACGTCAACGGCCATTGGTTTTCAAGCCTTGTATTACCAAGAGCCAGCTAGTGCCGTTGATATGAGTAATACTGCTGTTGGTTATTATTCTGGTAGGACGGTAAACACGGGCATAAATAACACGTTTGTCGGGAGTCTTGCCGGTAATAGCGTGACCAGCGGTGATAATAATTTAATTTTGGGCTATGAGGCAGGACGCACAGGAAGTCCCGGGGGCGCTGTTACAACAGGAGATAATTTCATTTGCCTTGGCGATGAGAATATCACCGCAGCCCACATCCAAGTCGATTGGACGATTGCCTCTGATGAACGGGATAAGACCGACATCGAGGATTTAGATGTTGGCTTGGAGTTTGTCAATCAACTGCAACCGAAAACCTACCGTTGGGATCAGCGCAGTCTTTACAGCGATGAGCAGGATATTCTTCCTGATGGCACCTACAAGAAAGACCAGTTAGATGTAGGCTTTCTTGCACAGGATGTGGATGCACTAGAAGAGCAACTGGGCTTCGGCAAATCGGATAAGAAAAACCTAATCTCCAGCCTCAGTGAAGACGGTCAGATGTACGGACTCAAGTACAACAAGTTTGTGCCGATGCTGGTGAATGCAATTCAAGAACTTTCGGCTGAAGTTGAAAAACTCAAAAAGGAGCAAAACTAATGGCAGTGACTAAAGCGTTGACGAAAGCTATCCCGTATAGCAAGTCAAGCAAGGTTCAGGAATGGGACTTGGAATATACCTACGAGAACGATTCGGAAGGGGATGCGACGTACTACACGTCCACCTTCTCGACGCATGTCGATGCGACCGATTCCGAGGGCAACGTGGTCTTTACGCCCAAGGCTAAAGGCTCGTGGACTAAGGCTCAAATCGTGGCTCTGTGTCCAGTGACGCACTGGGATACGGTATTTGCCAGCCAAGTGGAATCGGTAATTACCAGTCCCGTGGTACCGCCAGAGCCTGACGACAGCTTTTCTATTCCGTCCTAAATGGAACAGGAATATCAGGTACACACGCTCCCGGCGGTGTTCCTGCTAGAAGCGCAGATGCCCGACGCCATGGTGTCAGGGCTGAACACGTACTTGGACGAGCTGATGGAGCAGGAGGACCGTACTTCCCACGCCGGTACGCTGGTGGGGCAGATCGGCCATGGGCAGCAGTTAACCATGGATCATAACGATCCACGGCTTAATGATTTCTGTCAGATGAGCGGCATCCTGGCGACCGAATACTTAAAGAACTTCGGTAGCACCGGCAACAACATCGGTGAGCGGCATATCGACATCGACGAGCTGTGGTCCGTGCATAGCTACGAACGCGATTACAACCCGATTCACGACCATGGCACCAAGACCATTATGGGCATCTCCTGTACTTCATGGACCAAGGTGCCCGAACAGATACTCGATCAGCCCACGGCGGGAAGTCCTGAGTACAGCCTCTACAACGCTTCAGGTGATAGCGACGGCTGTCTGGCCTTTAACTACGGTATCAATTCATTGCTGGACGTGGAGCGGCTACGGCCCCCGCAGAGTTTTGTGATTAAGCCCGAGGTGGGTAAATACCTGATGTTCCCGAGCTGGCTACAGCACATGGTGTATCCTTTCGAGGGCGACGGTGAACGTCGCACAGTGGCGGCAAATCTTAACGTATGGAAGGTGGAAGACGATGGCGGAAGAAGACCTCATTAGAGAGGAAGACGTGTTGGCGGAAGGCGAGTCCGGGGAAGAATATCTCCGGCATGAAGAGGAAGAACCCGAAGTGGTTGAGCTTCCTCCGAATGTAGATCGCGTTCAGGTGAAACAGGCGCAGTTGCAGCAGGAAATTAATGTTTGTCAGGCTCAGATCAATGAGTTGGCAAACAAGATGGAGACTGCCCAGCTCGCGTTTCAGCAATGCGTGATTCTATTGCAAGTGCAGGAGCAGACCGATGGGAGTTAGACGCTGGTTTAAGCGGGTGTTTCGGAATGTCGAAGAGGTTGAGGTTAGAGCGCGTGATGAGGACGGTCGTTTTGTTGGTGATGATCCGACGACGGAGAACGTTAACGAGGCGTACACCACCAAAGACGTGCCGATAGAAAAAGACGGGCAGAGTGTTTAAACGTTAAATGCCACTGACTCGCTATAACTTTAAGCCGGGAATCAACAGAGAAGGAACGGCATATAGCAACGAAGGTGGTTGGTATGACGCCAATTTTATTCGCTTTAGATCCGGTCGACCCGAAAAAATAGGTGGTTGGGAAAAGCGTAATACCAATACCTTTGTTGGGACATCCAGAAGGATTCATCAGTGGGTTGCTCTTAATACCGATAAGTTAATAGCTCTTGGGACACACAAAAAGTTGTATGTCTTGCAGGGGACAACCTATTACGACATCACTCCGATAAGAGCGACAACCTCTGCTGGAGATGTCACTTTTGCTAAAGTGGCTAATGATGATGCGACACTTAATGTAACCGATACAGGACATGGTGCTGTCAAAGGCGATTACGTTACCTTCAGTGGGGCTGCTACATTAGGCGGCAACATTACTGCCAATGTTCTTAATCAAGAATATGAAATAGCCAGTATTACCAGTGACAATGTTTATACCATTGAGGCAAAAGATACTTCCGGCGACGAGGTATTAGCTAACAGCAGTGACTCTGGTAATGGTGGCTCTAGTGTTGTTGGTGCCTACCAGATCAACATCGGCCTCGATGTTTATGTGGATGGTGTTGGGTGGGGGTCAGGTTACTTTGGCCAATCTGCTTGGGGCGGCAGCACCACAGGATTTGCCTCGCAATTACGTCTGTGGACATTAGATAACTTTGGTGAGGATTTGGTCGCTAGCCCTCGTCTGGGTGGTGTGTATTACTGGGATAAAAGCGCAGGCGTTAGCACACGGGCCGTTGCTTTATCTGCTTTATCGGGAGCTGCCACCCCACCCACCACAGCACTCATGGCGCTTGTTTCAGAAAAGGACCGGCATCTGATTGCATTCGGTTGTAATGCCTATGGCAGTAGTACGGCGGATCATATGCAGGTTCGCTGGTCGGATCAGGCCGACGCTGGTGATTGGGTGCCAACCACAACGAATACGTCTGGCGACATCCGCCTGTCTTCTGGATCGCAGATCATTAGCGCCCTGCGTACCCGTCAGGAAATCATCATCTGGACTGATACTTCTATCTATAGCATGCGTTTTATCGGGGCACCGCTGATCTTTGGTGTGGATCTTGTCGTAGAGGGCGTCAGCATTGTGTCGCCCAATGCGGCAATCAATGCCAATAACGTTGTCTATTTCATGGACATGAACAACTTCTATATCTATAGCGGAAGTATCCAGACAATGCCTTGTACTGTACGGGCCTATGTCTTTGAAGATTTCAATCAAAAGCAAGGCTATAAGGTATTTGCAGCACGTAACGCCAACTTCAATGAGGTCATGTGGTTCTATTGTTCCGGTTCGTCCGATGAGATTGATCGGTACGTCATGTTTAATTATTTGGAGAACAACTGGTCGATAGGGCAATTGGCACGCACCTCGTGGCTAGATGCCGGAACATCGGCAGATACTCCGATTGCCACAGCAAATACGTATATGTATAGCCATGAGGTCGGTTACGACAACGATGGCTCTGCGATGGAGGCTTATGTTGAGTCGGCAGACTTTGATGTCGATGATGGGGACCATTTTTCCTTTATCCGTAGGCTGTTGCCGGACATTCTGTTTGTGGGTACGGCGAATAGCCCCACAGTGACATATAGCTTAAAGACGCGCTCTAGTGGCTCTGGGACACTGGTGACGGCGAGCACGGCAAGTGTAGGGTCTACCACCGAGATGACGCATGTACGCGCCAGAGGACGTCAGATGCGGGTGAGGGTAGAGAATTCAGATTTAGCTAATGGGTGGCGCTTGGGCGATGTACGTCTCGATGTACGACAGGATGGAAGGCGATGAGTGATGTGGATGCAGGCTTTCGTATTCCGTTGGAGCTTCCAAAGGAAGACTACGATCCTGATTACATGAGGAGATTGATCAACCAATTGCGTTTAAACTTTGCGACAATACAGACATCGAATGAAACCGCTAACCCGGTTGAAGCGATGGATTGGTTTTTGGCGTAATGGCGAATAGCTACGTTAACGCGATTACGTCTTTATCGGCCACTACGGCAACGTCGATATACACCGTACCGACAGCCAAAGTGGCCATTGTGAAAACGGTAAGCGTTTACAACACAAACGCATCGAATGCGGCGGCACTAACAGTACAGGTTACAGACACATCAGCATCGGCAACTACAACCTTTGATAAGGCAACGGTAGCTGCCGTAACGCGGAAAGCGTTTTTGCAAAATGGTGAGGTGATGGTATTGGACGAAAGCGACATCCTGAAGATGACGGCAGCAACCGCCGATTATTTTGACGTGTTTGTGTCGATCCTTGAGGTGTCATAGCGTTTAAACGCAGAGAGTAGATTATGGCAAAAGAAGATATTTTATCTGCGGTCAGCCCCTTGTATGCGATGGCTACGGGCAATATGGATAAGAACATGCTTGGCATGCTGGGAGAGAATAATCTCCTCGGACTATTACCCCAGTTGTTGGCTCGGGAATCACAGCGTAATCCAGAAGAAGAACTGATGGGTGCTCAAGCACAGGGTATGCAGGCTGGCGGTCCGATTGCTCCAATGCAGCCAATGGCCCAGAACCTTGCGGCTCAAGGTCGTTACGGCGACAGTATGATGGTGCACATGAATCCGGCAGAAGTGCAGGGTTTAGCTGCATTGTCTCCGACCGGCTCATTGCCTATTAATCCTCAGACCGGCCAGCCCGAAGCCTTTATCTCGATGTTACTGCCACTCATTATGAGTGCCATGGGACCAACCATGGCGGCTGCCCTTCCTGCCGGATTGTCAACTGCTCTACCTTTCTTAGCACCGATGCTGCAGAGTGGCGTTGGAGCCGCTGCGCTAGGCTCAGGGCTTGGCACATGGGCTGAAACAGGAGATTTAGGCAAAGGAATTAGTGCTGGTTTAACCAGCGGTATTTTGGGTGGTGTTGCCGGGAAGATGATGCCCGGAGGCAAGGGGGCAGCTGAAGCCGCTAAAGCGGGAACAGGTGCAGCGGGATCGACGGCTTTACCAACAGTTGACGCGATGATGGCGGAAAGGGCCGCAACACTTCCAGCGGGTTCTGCACCAGCAGGAAAAGGAGCGGTTAGAGGAGCGGCTGCGCCTGATGTTCCGTGGGCTGGCCCAGAAAATATGGTTTCCACTATTGTTGAAGGGGCGAAGCCTGATGTCGCAAGCCTTTCTTCCAGACTTCTTTCTGGTGGCATTGGTTCCACGGTCGGTCAGGGTATGTCGTGGGAACCGGGAGAGATGCCTTCAATTGCAGAAGAAGAGGATGACTTCTATCAGGAGGCCAAGCTCCAAGACAGGGGGTTCCAAGCTGCGCCAGATGACTATCGCCATGGCGTTGATCCCGAATGGGACTATTACAGGAATCCATTTGGGGTTGAGCTAGGCGCTGCTTCTGGTGGCTTAATAGACGCCGCTCGCTATGTAGCGGGAGGATTGATAGAACCTAGACGGTTTCAATATGGAGGACGCATGGGGTTTAACCCCATAAAAACGCAGAACGTATATGGAAACCCTATTTCACCCGTCGCTGCTAATCCCCCTGCATGGGCGACGGGTCTACAACAAACACAAGCAGGACTAGGCGAGCAACTTGGTGGGTATGGTCAACAGCTGGGTGGATACGGCCAGCAACTCGGGGGCTTCGGTGAACAATTGGGTGGCTATGGTCAGCAAATGGGCGAGCAATTGGGTGGGTACGGCCAGCAACTTGGGGGCTTTGGTGAACAATTGGGCGGCTATGGCCAACAAATGGGTGAGCAACTAGGAGGCTTTGGTGGCCAACTAGGAGGCTTTGGCCAGCAGTTAGGTGGGTATGGCCAACAACTTGGTGAGCAGTTAGGTGGGTATGGTCAGCAGTTAGGTACGCAACTTGGTGGCTTCGGTCAACAGCTTGGCGGTTACGGACAACAATTGGGCGAACAGCTAGGTGGCTATGGCCAGCAACTTGGCGGATTCGGCCAACAGCTAGGCGGCTATGGGCAGCAATTAGGTGAACAGTTAGGTGGTTATGAACAACAGCTAGGTACGCAACTGGGAGGCTATGGCCAGCAATTAGGAACCCAGCTTGGTGGCTTTGGTGAGCAACTAGGTGGCTATGGGCAGCAAATGGGTCGCCAGCTTGGTGGGTTCGGTGAACAACTTGGTGGGTTCGGCCAACAGATAGGCGGCTTAGGTACACAGCTTGGTGGTATAGGAACTGGCCAACAACAAATTTTAGAGGCTATTGGCGGCA